TGCATCTTCATCGTCAATGCTTAATGTATTCCTTGTATCTAAATCCGTAATGTTATTTACTAATGTAGATACATCATAATTATTATTTGACCACAGTCCGAGAGCTGCATATATTTCTCTATCTATTTGAAATGATCTATATTCTTCATTAGAATATATGTTAGCAGTATCCATGCTCGTGTATCTTTGTGCCTGATTAAAGTTTTTGGGTAAAAATCTGGCTATTAATGTTGTTGTATCAGAAGTCTCCGGTACTAAATCTTCTGTATAGGCATCATCATCTTGTCGCATGATTTGGATTTCGTCATTCACAATTTCTAAGATTTCTGCTGTTATATTATATCGTTCATCGGACGCTCCTGATATTGCGATTCTATTGCCTACTCTTAATCTACTAATATTTGTTGCATCAATGGTTACATATATAACATTTCCGTCTGATCTAAGTTTTTTAATTTTAAGTCTAATATCGTCCTGCATCAATTCATGTCGAGGTAGAATTCTAATAAAGTTTTCGTTATTTCCTAATAAAAGTGGTGGTCCTTCATTATTTGGTCCCCAATCTATATCGGTTAAATCTAGCCCATTGTTCTTAAATTTTGCTGATATATTTCCCGTAGCCGGTGTCACTGTGGGTGCAACATTTGGCTCATATTTAAATGTGGTAAGATTTACGACATTTATGTTAAACGTTCCATTATAATCATTTTCATTCGCACCTGAGATAGTTACCCTTACTCCAGTTTGTAAATTATGATTACCGCTGCATATTGCCGTAGCAAGTCCACCCGAATAGGTTAATGTAGTTATTGTTGTGGTTATATTTGAAGTTTCGTCTTTAGTTTCAGGTATAGGTTCTCCCCATAGATATTTATATGTAGATGGATAGGCATAATATTCAACATTACTGCCATCTTTTGGGGCAAATACAAGATTAACGTATTTATCCTGTATTTCATTAGGAGTGGTCTCTGATGTTATAGGTATACCTGATCTATCAATTGGTATCTTGGTAGAGAATTTTAATTCTTTTTTAAAGTCATTATAGTCGAAATTGTACATAGTAAGGCAAAAATATATTTATATGCAGAGTTTATATAATTTTTCAGTTAATTTAGCCCAAATTGTCCCCAATCCATGGTGTCTACGTTTTGATCGATAGATTTTATATTTGGACGATATTCTTGGTCTTCTTTCCATGTATTTTTATTATATATTATATCTGGGTTCATATCAACATTATGTTCGCTATATGTTTTACATTTACGCATACTCTGTATAAATGCGTTATGTATAACCATTGCAAAGTAATTATATGGGTCATTTTTTCCATTTTTTGACTTAGTTGCGTCAAAATTATGTCCATATTTAATGACATGTTCTATTGCCCTTCCCCTAAATTCTTCTTTCCAATCTTCAGAATATCCCCTAAATGATGCAGAACCGAGCATTTTGTCAATAATTATCAACAATACTTCTGCTAGGTCTCTGGGCATAATATAATCAGGGTTTATTTTTTTCTTCATTTTATAATCCATGACCAGATCAGTTAGATAACTTTTCTCAATTCGACCATTTCGCATTTTCGATAGATTTATTTCTCTTTCGGAAAATGTTAATTTTGGCTTTGCATTTTTTCTTACTTTCTTTTGTTTATTCACAATTTACCTCGTATCGACTATTTTCAACTTCTTCAACAAAATTGAGAATATAATCATATAATATAACTCCCGTAAAATCCTTCATACCTAATATACAATCAGTTTTATTTATCCTATTTTCAATCTCTTTATAACAATTTAGTACATTTTCCAACTCTTTTTTAATAAGTTTATCTATAGGTATTCCACTGTTTGATTTTTCATAGCATTTTTTGAATATCCATATCTTTGCGGATACGTGAAATACAGAAACCCCCGTTCCATAATATCGATATATTAAAGATTCTTTCGCATTAGGGGAGTCACATAATAATATATGCTCTATTACGTCTCTATATTCATAATAAAATGTTCCGTATGCTTTTTCCGTAAACAACATTTGATGTATTATTGTTATCCATGCCATATTAATTTCATGTATTACCATTTTAAATGATATAGGAATTTCTGGTAATCGGGTATTTTTTAAATTATTAAATTCGCATTCCATTACTTCATGATATATCGGTATGGTATTATTATTCTTATCATAAGTATTGAAATAATCTTGTATGATTGGATTATCTGAATTTCTCGGGTCGTAATCTATAGACTTTTTATGTAATGACATGAACTGGTATCCTGTATCATCACTATATAAATAAGGCATTGTTTTCATCTTGTTAACCGTTCCATTCAACCTTAGATGGATGATACACCAAATTATCGTATATGAATAATTTTTTATATTTTTTATCGTATTTACAATTAGATGCGGTAAAAGCATTATGCGTAAAATCGTTAAATTGGCATCCTAACAAATTAACTCTATTGAATATAGTATCTAAGACATAACAGTTCTTAAATTCGGAGCATGTCATGTCGCTATTTATTATAGTTATCTGCCCTAATTCGGTATCCCTTAACGATAAATTCATTAAATGACATCCGCTAAACCCCGTAAATAGTATTCTGGTCTGTAAAAGAGTAGACTTACTTAGGTCACAATTTATATATGCATTATCTGAAAATACCGCGTATGTATAATTTACTCTTGTTAGAGATGATGACATAAAACTATTTCTGGCTATAGTTGCTATAGTAAAATCGACATCATTTAGGTTGCAATTAATAAATTTGCATGATGTAATGAAAGATGATTCCATGTTACATTTGGAGAAACTACAGTTATAAAATATACAATGATTAAAATATGAGTTTTCTAATTGGGAATTAGAAAAATCCATGCCTATTATTATCTTTCCGGTGACTGCGATTGACGTTACTTCTACTTCGTCATTTTTTAAGGAAACTACGTAATTGTTTAACGTAGATATCGATTTCGCATAATCAGATTTAACTAATTTATTATACGCTTTTTTATTATTTTTTTCTTTTTTTATTTGTTCTTTACCGGATGCTGTTATATCATTTCTGTTTATTTGTAAACGGAACGTTCCTAAATCTTCGGATAACTCTTGATGTGTTATTAATATCTTTATTTTTGATAGCGACAAACCAATTCGAGATGCGGTCATCTGGTTCCACTCATCGGCGTTCATGCTCATCAAGTCATCGAATATATTAGAATCTTTCATAAATCCATTAAAACAATAAAAGGGTATTATCTAACCCAATTATTACTAAAATAGATTTTTTATTGTTGCGATTGCTATTTAATTTTATTTATAGTGCTATATCGCCCATCATGTTCTATTTCTACAACGTGGTCGAAGTAGTCTTTGAAGTGTTGACCGCGATGTGTCATTAGGTATATCTGACCTATTTCACTTACTTTGGCTTTAAGAAGGTGTAGCATGTGTTCTAGTGCCTCATCATCGGTAGATATGTCCAGAACCTCATCCAAAAATAACACGTTTATTTTGAAGTCTGCTATCGCTGCAACGAAGTCTCTAAAAGCTACTGTTATAGCAAAGTTGAGTTTTCTAGTCTGCCCTTGCGATAATCCGCCATATTCTTGTGCCATGCCAAAATGCCCGGTAAATTCATATTCCATAGCATCATTGAACTTAACCGAAAATGGTAGTTCGAATAGTGCTATATTATGAGAAATTGCCTTATTAAGATTAGGGACAAATGCGTGTAGAATAATCTGTTTTATGCCATTATCGGCGAACATACCTTCGATATATTTGCATTTAGAAACCTCATCGGAATATTTAATTACTCTTTCATGAGATCGATCTAAATCAAGTTTGGTATTTGCTGCTTTTGTTGCTGTTTTGGCGCACGCGTCATCGATATCTTTTGATCTTTTAATATCTATCTTCTCTTGTAGAGATTTTATCTGATCGGTAGTAGTTGTTATGTTATCACGCACCCCTTTTATGCTTTCAATCTTTTTGGTAGTCTCTATTCTAATATTATTTAGTTCAGTCTCTAAATCATTACGTATCACAAGTTGACCTTCCAACGCCGTAATTAGTTCTTTGACTTTATCTATCGAAATGGATTTATCATCACCATTTTTTAAGAAGAGTGTTTGTATATGCTGTTCCTTGATTTCCTTATCAGATAACATTCCATCAAGTTCTGTCTTTACTCTATTAGCAGCCGACTTCGCTATGTCGAAATTGGCTTTTGCTATAGTAGAGGATTCTTTCTTTTTATCTAATATTTCCTTTTTAGCACTAAATTCTTCAACCTTTTTTTTATTGGTATTATTTACTTCCAGTGCTTTTTTGTATTCTGTATTAATTTTCTTATATTTTTCACGATACGTTGCCTTAATTTTTTCAATATCGGCTTCAGTAGACGGCTTTCCACATGTTATACAAGGTTCTCCGGATTTTAGATCTTTCACTTCAGCGAGAATTGTATCAATTTGATCCTTGAGTTTAGATGATGCTATTAAATAAGATGTCGCAGATGTTTTTAATCTATCTAACTCAGAAGATACAGTTTTATACTCATCCACATCATACTTTGCGCTATTGTAAGACGCTTCTGCCTTATCTGACGCATCCTTGAGGCTTTTATACTCGGTTTCTTTATTCTTAATCTTCTCCGGTAAAGGAGCAAGAAATTCTAAATGTGTTATTATAGTATTATAATTATTTATTTTCTCTACTACGCCGGTATACTTATCTATTTCTTCCTTTTTCTTGATACCGCGTTCTTTTGCGATATCTCTATCGGTCTCAAGGACTTTCTTTTGTTCTTCATATGTAGCAAGTTTTTCTTGTAATGATGCTATTTGATCATCTAAATCCTTAATTCCTGCTTTTTTCTCTTCTTCTAACGTCCTTAGAATTGATGCTAACTCTTCAGCGTCTTTTGTATACTGTTCTACATCGGATGTCGCCGTCCTAAATTTGATTTGTACATCTTTTAATCTCTCTTTATTAGCTTTTGTTAGTTTATCAAGATGTATAGTGGCAATAGATTCAAGTAGTTTGCGTTTATTTTCTGGTGGCATGTCAATAATAGGAATCGTCTGTATCGTATTTAACGATATAATGTTCTCGAAAATAGTATAGTCAAATCCTAATATGTCGTCTTCTAATTTTTTCTGCGTAATACCCGCTGTTTTAGGTATTTCTACTTCATTTTTAAATATAGTCAGTGAAATACCACCGGACTTAGTCATTCGTCTTTTGACTTCATATCGTTCTACGACATCTCCTACAACCTTTTCAAACTCCACTCCCGTAATTGTGGCAGCACTGGATTCATGATTAGAACTATTACGAACACCAGAATTCTTTTTAATTTTTCTGTAAGGCGATCCGAACCATGTGAAACTTAATATCTCGATTATAACCGATTTACCAACTCCATTTGGACCTTTTATCCATGTGATAGTGTTATCCTCGGCGAATATAAATTCATTCACATTGTTACCATAGGACATAAAATTAGAACAATATGCTCTTTTTAATCGTATTTCATGCGGCATGTTATAACAACCCTAAATCCTTTTCAGATAATGGATCATCTAATTCACTATCTATTGCTTCAAATGTTCTCTGTTTTTTAAACACAAATTTATCAGATGTTTTTTCCTTAGTAACCAAATCCTTTTTAAACATATCCGGGTTGGCTTCTATGCGTTCCTTAGAATTTAATACAAGATATCCCTTAGCCTTCATTGCCAATAATTCTTTTTCTATTCTTTCATCAACTCGCATTTGATACAAATTACTTATATCTTCCATCTCCGGATTAGATGCATCTAACAAGGCACATATCTCTCGTTGTATATGAGTAGGTATATTTGATAAATCTATCAGTTTTTTATTCCGCAGATATTGGTTATCCCATCCCTCATTCTCTGCTTGTTGGAAACAATTGCCTACCGATTCATATAACTTAGCCGCTCCTGCCTTTCCTAATTGCGTCTTCTTATTAGGTAATGCCATTCCGTTAATGTTATCTGAGTCATCACCAGATAATACTTTTAATTCCAAATATGTTTTAGGATCATCACATACAACTATTTCGTGTGTTTTATGATTATATATTCTGATTTTTTGTTCTGGGTCTTCTGTGACGGTTTTTAATAGTTGATTCATGTCACTGTCACATGTTGCTATGACAACAGAATCATATTTTTTTCCCCAATACTCGACGGCTACGTAAATAACATCATCGCCCTCGGCTACATCTAATCCGATGGCATGAGTTCTAAGTATTCCAGTGAGTTGGATTGCAAACTTTTCTTTAAATTTTTTCCATTCCTTTTTGGTTACATGAAACGGCCAATAAGTTTGTTTTGATCTATTACCTTTGTATTTCGGCAACACAGTATCCCAGAACAATGTTTGAATTTTCTCCGGTAATTCTGTAATCTTCTTTTCTTTGGTGGGAATTAAGCCAATGTCTTTAACGATATCCATCTTAACAAAGTCTATTTTCCCATCGGCATCCTTAGAGAACTTGTATAGGAAATTATCAAATCTTAGATAGTATCCTGTGTTATCGTAAAATACCTTAGCATTTTTCTCGTAATATTCTTTGCAGTATTCTGATCTCCATGGATTAGTTCCCTCAAGTGTCAAAATAACATCCTTAGGGTTTAAATCTCTTATCATTATCAATAATTTGTCGAGCATCTTGCTTTTCCATGCGCGTAGTTCGCCCTCTGGGCTGTCTAGTTCAAAATATTCGCTGGTATTATTTTTTGACGCAAGCGCAAATAATTGATGATACGAAAGACTCGACCAATCTACTATGAGCAGTCTATTATCGCAATTTGATAACATGTTGTCAGGCATTTACGTTAAATATAAGATTTTTTATGTTATATGTCTCATTTTTTAATAATTAGTTCTGTTTCTACGATGGCATCACTATCTTTATCTGATTTAGCCTCTAATAACGCAACAATCCCCTTATCCAAGGTGTCAGTCCCCAAAATCTCGTAAATTAAGTGATACCTCAAGGTATGTGCTATCCAGAATGCATCGCATATGTCGGCATGTGGGTCTACAAATTGGGGTAATTGACTAAAAACTTCGCTTGGATACCATTTGGGATATTCAGACGCGAACATCTCACACATCATGGTTTTCCCTGCATTACCATTACCGGAGGAAAATTTTTTAACAGTGCGGGGAGGATATATAATTATCCCCTTTCCCATATCGTAGAAGAATTTTTTCATCCCCCCTACAAACTCGCCTATTTGTAACAAACTTCCACTTGATTTTTCTTTATCGGCATAACCAAAAGCGTATCCCTCAAATGCTACATGTTTAACATCTTCCATATCTTTTGCAAGGATATCATATGCCATGTTCTGCCTATCAAACATATTCATCGAAGTATATTGTGTGCTGGTATGGAATATTTGACAGTTTTGTCCCTTCAAACATCGCTTAATAATTTTGTTATACCCATATAACTGAACGTCGATGATATCTAAAGTTTTATCATCTAACGACATGATGCATTTGCCTGTGGAATTCATCCCAGGATCTATTCCAGCGATTCGAATCATATTTGAAAAATATATTATTTGATATATAAACTATAACAATAGGGATATTTTATTATGAAAAAGAAAATAAAAGACTTAAAAAACAACAAGAAGAAAGTTCTTACTGGTCAAAACATAGAGAACGGTCTTAATTATCAGGCTGTTTCCGTTATTAACGAGCAGATCAAGCCTACCGGAACCGCTATATTAGGTTAAAAACTGAGATTTATTACCCAGTTTCTTCCGATTAGTAGATTTCTTTTTGGTTTTATGTGCTGCGGCTTCCGCCAGTGCTTTTTCCTTCTTTTCTTTTAAGGCATCTGTATTAATATTTGCCTCGTATAGACCCTCTAAAGAATACTCAGTTACTGGAATCTTCTCATCGAGGTAATATCCATATCTTATATTAAAATGTTTAGTAGAATAATTTTCTTGTAACGTAGGAAAATGTCCCTGTCTCGGAGTGGTAATGTAACTACAATCATCATATATGTCAAATATATGGGACCATGTTTTACTTTTATGTGCTCGCGCTACACGACCCATCGCTTGAACTATTTCATACATAGATTTTGAAAATTCGGCTAATACAAGATTATGCAAAAGTGGTATATTTACGCCTTGTTTCATAGTGCCATATGTAGCCACTATGATATTACCCAACCCCTTTTCTAAAGTAGAGAATACTTCCATCCGTTTATTGGTGTTAACTTCTCCCTTAATAACGTGATAGGTATACTCCGGATATTTATTTTTTAAATACTCTAACATTTCATCTAAAGTGGTCTTATTTTTATAAAGAATCAGCGTATTATGTTCGGTAGTTATTTGCTTACCTAATAAAAAGTCCATTACTGCCTTTCGGCTACCATTATTAGTTAATAAGAAATATTCATCTTGATATTTTTCCCGACAAACGTACGGTCTGATTGATTGATTATATGGGATTTTGATGGCTGAGACTTTCATGGGAGGTAATATACCCATCTTTATTAATTCCCATAATTTTATAATATTCTTTTTTCGCCCAATTGCCCCTTCTATCCAAGCGGAATCCAGTCCATCATCCGGTAAAGTGCCTGACATTCCGGTCTTAAAGTCAGTTGCATTGACACATTTGTCCAGAATCTCTCTTAGAACCTCTCCACGAGTGCTGTGAGCCTCGTCTACTACCACGGCACGGAAACACTCAAAGAACTTATCGGGGCGGTCCTGTAGGCTTTGCCATGTGGATATAGTGATATCCTTTAGCATGGTTTCTTCGCCCAAATTGAGGTCTTTTAGTTTCTGCTTCTGTGAATTCGTCAACTTGTCTTTGGACTCCCCGTAAATCAACGTGCAGTAATCTTTGGCTTCTTTCCACCCATAATCATCAACAAAGTTATCTAATAACTGAACAACCAGATTTTTAGATGGCGTGATAATAAGCGTCTTACGTTTCTCAACTTCCATTAAGTATCGAGCGATAATGTAAATAGATAATGACTTCCCACATGATGTGCATGCTAATGTAGAAATACGTCTACCATTAAGAATTTCTTTACATATTTCTATCTGATGGCCATAGGGAATTAACTTCTGCCCTGTCTCATCATTGTGTAGGTTAAGGGTTTCTGCATACTTTATAATATCATCATTAGTTAGGTCGCCATCGGCTTTTGTATAAATAGCCCTAATTGACGGGGATACACCAACTTTAATATCCAAATTCGATTCTTTAAAATATCGAACTGCCTTTGGTATTAAACCAATTTGTAATGTTTGTGTTTTTTTATCAAATAATCTTTCAACAGCATCGTTAAAGAAAGTACTTCGATGCTCTCCGTATGATTTATTCTTCGGATTCTCGTATGTAAATTTTTTAACTAAAAATTTTATAATAGAATTTATAGCAACCTGTGTTGGGGCTGTTATATTAGCACAAGCATTAACTGAATCTATTTTATCAAATATAATACTGGCAGGTGAACCGATAATATTTTCCATATGTAAAAAATATGTTTTTTAAACGTGAAAAACGGCGTCCGGGTCTGGTAAGTTAGGGTTTTTCTTATTTTTTTCCAAAACAACGCCTTCTGCTTCTTCGGGTGCTTCTTCATTTTTGACTGATTTATGTTTATCGTCTATAATGTCACCTGCCCCTTTTTCCGATTTTGTTTGAGATGTGTCTGTATCTTGTTCGATTAAATCTTCGGGGGCTTCAT